ACCTTCAGGAGTATATCGATTTACAACCGCAACATTATCAATAAATGTTTCATTTATTATATCGAGTTTAGTAAAGTTTGGGTTATATTCGTTTTGACCAATTTCCTCACCTGTAGAAACAGGTCTTGGTGGTTGTGGTATATCAAGAGAATTTACTACTTCAGCACCGTCAATAAAATTTCCAGCCGGTCCGTAAACATTTATAATTGTATTTAATTTCGGCTCTTCATATATGTCATAACTTATATCAGGGGTGTCAACAGGTGAACTATCCGTTAAATTTGCTGTATAATTTTGTTGATATTCAGCACTGGAAAATGAACCCTCAATTTTATAAGGCTTTAAGTTTCGAGAAACAAGTGTTTTTCTAAAATTTTCCGAACCGTTAAAAGAAAGAATATTTTCTTGCATCAAATCTTTTTATAATAAATAGAATGAAACGGATTTTATCAGGAAGTTAAACCGTAGTTTTTAATATTTTCACTTATCTGTTGAACAAGTTGTTGTTGTAACGATGTGTTATCTCTTAAAGATTTTGAAAATTCTTGAGCCACATTTATATTAGCACCTTTAGATTCGTGTGTAAAAGCTATTTCAATTTTTGAATTGTTAGTTGTATTGTTTTTTGATTGTGGTGATGACATCATGGTTTCTTTATCAATCATTGCCGTTTGATTTGGTTGTGGTGTACCTTTACCTAACAAATTATCTCTGAATTTTTCACCTTGTGTCATAGTAATTATACTATCCTGTTCTAAGGGTGTAACTACACCATCAGGTGTTATAATTGAGTCTTTAACACCTATTATTTTTTTTAAACCATCTAAAAGTGCTGTAAACCCGTCGGCAGATGTTGCAAATTTAGTAACGGCGGTTGTCATTAAATCACCAAAACTTAAATTTTGAAATTGAGTTTTAGCAACATCGCCCGTAACACTTGCAAATCTTTCTCCAAAAGATTTAAACGCATTAAGCATTGCTGCCGGGTCATCACCTTTTAAACTATTAAAAAGATTTTGAATATCCCCACCCATCATATTCAAAGCTGCAACAGTTTCTTTATTATTAGCATTAAGTAAATCTAATGTATTTTGTTGTTCACCAGTTTTTTCTAATCCAAGATTTTTTGTTTGTGTTACTTGAGCAACTTTTAAAAAATCATTACCAATATCGGTTGTAGCAATTAACATTGATATTGAATTATTCAGTGCAACTTGTTGAGCAACCATCTGACCTTGTAATCCAAGTTGGTCGTAAGCAATATTTTTCATTTCTTCAGTATCACTTAATTGACCTTTCTGTATTTGTTTTAAATCATCGTCATTTAACTGACTTAATAATTTTTCTTCAAATTCACCTGTTTTTTCATTTTTTAACTTAACAGTATATTCCCCACCACTATTCATTTCAGACATGTTAGCAATCATAGTCTTATCTTCCTCGCTGATATTATTAAGACCCAATTGATTAAAATCAATTTCAGAAAGTTTTTTCTCCATTTTGGAACTTTCCAAAGACATTCTAGCAAATTCATCATAACTCATACCTAAAGACTTTGCAACTTCATTCAATTGCTTTCTAGCACCTGGCATGATTTCAAATTGTTTAGTGTCTTCGTTAAATACGGTATATTGTTTGGATAAATCAACAAGTTGGTTCTGTAACTCAGGAATATTGTTTTGAGCCAAATCCATCAGTTTTAATGGGTCAAGTAACGCCCCTGATGTTGCACCCATCCGTTGTAAAGTCGCAGAAATTTCTATAGCCGCCTCTGGTCCTCTGTTGAAAATGTCATCCGCAACTCCAAAGGCGGATTTCATATCTATTCTTAATGATGCCGCTTTTGCCGCCATTTTAGCGAGTCCTTCGACACCATTTGGAAATCCAAACTTATTTAATTTTTCTAAGTTACTAACAACACTGCTAGAAACCACTTGAGCGTTAACCCCCATATTCCTAGAAATTTTATTAACCTCAGTCATATTTTTACTAATAGACGCCATAGAGAATCCTGCATTTTGGAATCCCGTTAATAAATCTTTAGCTGCGATACCAGTCACTTTAGTAACCGCAACTAAATCAGTTAAATTTTCAGAACTAAGTATAACATTCCTTTGGTTTATCGCTAAAAATTCTTCTTGAGCAGTTTGTAAATCGGCAAATGTTCCGCCAAATAACGCAACGTTAGAATAAGCTTTACCAAAAGATTCTTTTATTTGTTCAGAATTTTGAGCTCCAGTACCTAATTTAGTAACGATTTTAGACATTGCTGCGTCAACATCTTGTATTGCTTTAAATGTATTTAAAAATGACGCTGAAAGAGATTCAGTACCTTTTAGAGCGTTACCCATATTTGCAATAAAACCCGTAAGGTCCTTACCAATACCCATATCTTGGGTATTTAAAGAATTTGGGTCAGCAGGGTCAAACATCATCATAGTTTTTTATTAATAAATAACACAGATTAAGTTTTTGGCGTATTCATTTCAATAATAGTATCAACCAAATATCTACGATGTGAGATAGGAATAATTAAAAAATCGGAATATGACATATGCATAAATCGACTCAATAAAATATATTGGTCCAATAAATTTTTTATATAATCAGAAGAAAGGACGAAAAAACTCCACCCCAAAGGCAATCCGTGATTTGACCTTTTTTCCTGATGGGGCGTTAAATTCTCTCTCTAAATTAATAGACGGTTGATTTTTATTTAAAAACTGTGTGATATATTTAGAATCCATGATTGGCATCTTATCGATAAATTTAACTATTTCAGTTTTATCCTCGTTACCGTCAATAGACACAATTTGTTTAGCCAATCTCCAAGTAACCCTTGGGGCTACCATATTTTTTGGATACGAACTTTCTCTATCATTTAATTCTTTTTTATCACCAAATGTTAACAATTTCAATTTAACTGTTTTACCCGATTTTGGAAGAATTGTAGTAAATAACCCGTTTTCATCAGGGTCAACCTCAGGTTTAACAAAATCAACTTCATCTAAAGTAATTTTCGATTCAAATGTTTGTTCAGTTTGTGGGTCTAATAAAGTAAATGTATATTCTGAACCAAATGATGTATTTCTTAAAAAAATCAATATCGCCTCAATATCACCATCTAACATTTCTTCAATTTTTAAATCAGGTTCGTAAACTTTAGCTCTAACTAAATTATGAATTATTTGGTCACCAGACATATTAGATGCGTTTGCTAAAATATTTTCGTCATTAGCAGTTAAAAAACCAACTTTAACCGACTTTTTTTTATTCTTATAAAATCTACCTTGACTTGGTAATTGGATTACGTCGTGAGGCAAATTTAAATTCATCTGATTAACATTCTGTTCTTCCATAAATTCGTTTTTGTTTATAACATATAACAGTTTAATTTATTGTAAATAAAAAAACCCACATTTCTGTAGGTCTTAATATAATATTTGTAATAGTATTAGTAAAGTAATACACAATAGTCAGGACGAAGAGTTAAACTGATATCGGCTAGTCCATCATCAGTATAAGCAACTGAACCAAAATCAACGTCAGTTAAGAAACATTGAATTAAAGACCACTTTTCAATAACAACACCTGTTGGGTCTAACATTTCAAGTTCAATATCTTTCTTATAACCCGCGGCATATCCCATACGACCTGTCACAGATTCAGCATGTAAACGAACCCATTCCATCATTGCTTGAGCGGCTGAAGGTCCGATTGGGTCACGTAATTTAACCGTAATAGGATTCCATTCATATTTTCCCGCAACATATCTCTTAGTGTTTAAGAAAGGAACGTCAACACTTCCAATAGTTATTTTTGGTCTTGAAGCACTTTCAACAAACCATTCATTTATTCCCAACTCAGAAGGAAATCTTAATATAAACCTATTTTTCCTTTTGGGTTCATAAGGGAAAGGCATTTTCATCAGTAAATCAGCCATATTATTTTGTTTTTAAATTTTCTTTTATTTTATTATAAATAGTGTCAACTAAATATTTTTCTATTTACTTTAAACTTTTTTTTAATCAAACTTGCTATAAGTCCAGTTTATAAATATTAATATAATTTCTTTTCTCCTCCATGTGTTGATATTGTTTGAATAATATTTTCAGGGTCTTTAGATAATTCATCTTTAACTTTTTCTAGATTTCTTAAATCATCATCTGAAAATCCTATTTTAGGTATGAATCTATTACTAATATCATCTTTAAACATTACTGGTTTATTTAATCTACCAGCTAAATATTTTACATATTGTTGAAATTCTTTTAAAGCGGCAACTTTACCAACCTCAGGACTTTGTGCCGACCCGGCTCCAAATGTTACAGGATAATACTTATTCATATCCATATAAGCATTTATAAGTTCTTTATCTTTCATATCTTCCTCACCCGCAAACTTTCTAAATTTTCTTAAATTTTTAACCAATTCTTTTTTAGATATCCCCTTAAAATTAGTTTCAATCATATTTTCAATTGCCCTACGTAAAGCCAATGGTGAGTGTCCCCTTGCGGTAACTATTGAAAAAATAGAGCCCCCATTAATTGCTTCTTCAAAATCATCCCATGCAGGACCTGGTTTTGCCATCATAGAGTCAATGATGAATCTTTTATCGCCTTTAGTCCCAAAGTTCCTAAACGGGTCGTCAGCAAACCCTACAACAGTCTTTTTCTTATATTCAAAAGGTTCAACCCCAACCTTAACACGATATTCCGCAAAGTCTTCAGTTGACATACCAACTTCTTCATTATCCTCTGTACGAAGTATTATTTGTGTCGGCATTGTAAGAATATTATCATCCCAATCAAATGCATAATATTTTAAATCGGGTGTGATTTCTTCATCAAATTCTTCTACTAAAAATATTTTCATATCTATAAATATTATGTAAAATAAAAACCCCCACTTTCGTGAGGGTTTTCAATTATTTTATCGTTGATTAGATGTTTTCAAACGATGCTCCTGTTGGAGTGATTAAGAACTCAATGTCAATGAATTCAAGAGCTTTAGTTGGTTTGATGTAAATCTTACCTACCATTTGGTTAGCGTCTAAGTCTTCAGGTGTGTTTTGAACAGTAACTCTGAAGTCATATAAACCTCTGTCTCTACGAATTGCATCTAAGATTGGATTAACAGAATCTAAGAACTGTTGTCTTACCAAGTTGTCGTTTTGTTCGAACAATAATCTTACGGCTACCGCTGAAATCAATTTACGAGCTTGTAATAACAATCTTCTTACGTTAATTCTGTCAAGAGCTGACTCTCTAATTTGAAGAGTTTTGTTACCCCAAATAACTGTTCCAACGTCGTTGAAAGTTGCGATTGGGTTAATTCTACCTTTGTAAAGAGTGTCTCTATCTTCCTGAGTTAATCTCTTACGAGCTCTAACTGCATTTACCACACCTCTTGTATAACCAGCGGTTGCGAACCAAGGGAACGCGATGTTATCTGTTAAAGCGAAGTTTCTTGTCGCTTCAGCAGTTGCTGGAATATAAATTTGGGTGTTATTTACTGTATCACGAGTAAGAACCCATGGGTAGTAAGTTGCGGTGTAGTTAGAATCGATATTAGTATTCTCCAAGTTATCAACAGCCTCTTGTGGGTAAATTAAGTTATCCATTGAAGTTGATGGTTGTAACAAGTTGAAGTCAGGACTCGTACAGATATAGATTGAATCCGCTCTGTCGTTCTCAACAACATCAATTACTTGTTCAACTAAATCACTATTGTTAACATAATCAATACCAGGTGTTACTAACACATTAATATTTGTTACCTCAGGATTTGCAAATTGTTGAACACCTAATAGGTATGCGTAATAGTCAGTGTTTGCGTAATCAACAGTATTATCACCAACTGTGATTTGTTTAAACGCTCCCCACCCTGTCGAATCTGTGTAAGGTACACAACCTGCTAACGCTCCTTGTTTGTAACCAGTATTACCTAATCTAAAACGGTCAGCATTTGTTCTGTATTCACGATAGATATCCCATCCGTCAAAACCACCTTGTACTAAGAAAGTAAACTTACGAGAGTATAAGAAGTAATATGGACTAGTTTGTGAAGTAGGTTCAGAACTAAACGCTCCCGACCCAACATAAAACGCTGTTTGTCCACTATTTGAGTAAACATTTGCAATAGTTACTGAAGTTGCTCCACTATCCATGTGGAAACCTTTAGTTTGTAATCCCCAAGTTACATGATTTGCTTCAGTACAAGTAGTTGTTGTTGGATTTGGCATTCCTTTGTATTGGAAGAAATCTGGGTCATAACCCGGTGAATCCGACGAGAACGCCACTGCTGAAGAAATACCTAAGTAAGTTCTTCTTATATTATCACCTGAACTTTGTACAGAGTTATCAGCACCTGCAGTAGTTCCAAATGGTGGGTTATAAATAACTTCACCTGGGTAATCATACTTTGTCTTATAAATTTGGAATGGTGATTTAGCACCTGTGTATTTACGAGTTTCAAAACCTTCAAATCCACAAGGAAGTGCGTCAACCGGAGCTTCCGTGTTAACTTCAACCATTATAAATTTCGACTTAATTGCAAACTCACCATCTGAACTACCAACTTTTTTAGCGATGTAGTTATTTTCACCAGGATTAATACTACAATTAGTGAATTTTTCCAAAACAACAGGGTTAGAATCCGTGTCAAAGAAATCTCTAACAATCAAATCAAATGTTCCGTTATTAAATGAAATATTTGCGATTGAAATTTTAATTTCAGCGTTAGCATCATTTCCGTCAGAAATTGTAATTGCTCTGAATAATCTATAAACTAAATTACCACGTAATTCTGAAACAACCCATGGTGATTGAGGTGTTTGATATCTCTCTAAATAATATGCTATTGAATCTGCACTATTATTTCTAGCTTCAGGTAACGCAGTTAAAGAACAATTTAAACCTCTAATAAATCCTTTATTATATCCATAAGATAATAACGTAGAGTATCTTTCTTCAATAAATAAAGGAACTTCAGTTTGGTCTTTAGCAAAGTTCTCAACTCCAAATACTTTAGTTATAAAGTTAGCACTTGAAGGCGTAAACGAAGTTTCAAAACTAAACGACGTAGAGTCGTAACTTAAACCTGAAATTGCAAATGTTGCAAATGGATTTTGTGTTACGGCTGAGTAACTTCCGGTACAAATCATTTGAACGTTAGATGTTCCTGTTACTTGATAATCAGGACCATGTTGAGTTGCGGAATAATTAGTAACACCTCTTGAACGAAGTGTTGCAATTACTAAATCATTATATCCTGAATAAGTCAAACCTGAAAATCCATAATAAAACCCTGAAACAGTTCCTGAAAAATTTCCAACTGTTCCAAATGCGGTTCCTGATAAAGAACTAACGTTACTATAAAAAGAATTTCCATAATATGCCTCACCTGTTGTTGGTGGAACAAAGTTAGCGTAGAACCAAGTATCGTTTACACTTGAACAATAATCTATTGTTGAAGCACTGATACTATCTACATCAAATACGTTTGTCGCTGCAGTTAAACCAGCAACGACATTTGTATTAACTTGAGTCCCTGAAACAGGTCCGAAATAATACGCCGATGATGCTGATAATGAATTACTTGATAAAATACTTGATATTTGATTTCTTAAATCTGACAATATTGATGAATTAGTTCCATCTAACGCAATGTAATTATTTGAGTAGTAAGTATTACCTGAAATTACTGAAGGTACTGCTGAAATAAACTGTATTGAAGTTGTTGAAGCAGTTGAACCTGTAAAATTAAAACTATACGAAGTTCCTCCAGTTAGTCCTACTGTATTACAATCAACATTCGCCACAGTAGTAATAGACCAAGAAGGACCTGCGTCATAACCTGATAAACCTAAAACTCTTGTTACAAAAAGTTGATTTGATTGTTGTAAATATGATTTAGCAATGTATGCCGCCTCATATTTTGGGATTTGTGTATTCACAAATTTTTCCGGAAGTGTACCACCGAAGTAAGTTTCAAATTCTCCGTAGCTTGAAATAAATATAGGTTCAAACGCAGGACCTTTTAAGGTTTCCCCAACTATACCTAAAGTAGTAACTCCGACACTTTGTGAAACAAATGATAGGTCTCTTTCTGATGTATATACACCCGGCGAGACGAAAACTTTGTTTGATGTTGCCATGTTTATTTTAAATGTTTTTAAAAATTTATTTATTGATAAATATTGTCATTTTAATCAAAAACTAATGGGGTCACTAACTATTTATAAATCAGTAGGAATAAATTCTACCTTTTTTCTACCTTGGAAATTAAGAATATAAAAATATCCCCTGACAGTCATAAAACCCTAAAGGACTATTGTGTGAAACATGGTTTGAAGATTCACAAGTTTTTAGAAAAACTAATTAAGGATAATTGTGAGGAAAAAAAAGATATTTACGGGGAACGTTAAACTATTGTTGATACTAAATTAAATAACGATGATTGAGCGTTATTTGTTTTAACAATATTAATAGTTAAAATATCATTTGTATTAATTTGTATCATACCGGCAGGTAATGTTGTGATATCATTTCCGTAATACAAACCATTAATTAAAAATTCATATGTGTTAATATTAACATCACCATTAATATTAATATTAGCAGAATAATTAAATGTTTGAGTATAAGAAGTCATACCTATAGGAAAGTTTGCATTAAACACATATTGGTCAGGATTTGGTGGGTATTGATTTCTTTTAACTTTTTTCTTTTTACGGTCTATTTCAACTAACATTAAACTTCTACTGATTGCAGGTTTAACTTCATATTCTTCTTCATCACTTAAAAACCCTTGTAAAGTGAAAGCGTAGGACTGTATATAGTATCTTCTTTTTTCAACATCCATAACCGATTCATCTGATATTTCGTCAAGTGTTATTGGAATATAATGTCCTTTAATTTGTGTATACGCCTGACGAGACGCAAATTTTTCAATAACAATCTGATTGAATTTATTTAATTCCCTCATTCTATTACAGATAATTTTTACTGAATATTTTATATCAACAGGAACAGGTTGCGGAATGGTGTAAATGTCCATACCTTTTCTTTGTCCGTCCCATGTCGGAACCGCAGCATAATAATATTGTTTTCTATTTGGTATGTTATATCTTAATGATGGTAATGTCCCGTATTTTACTTCAGGAGTTCTCACTGTTGTAATAATTGGTGGCTGAACATTTTTATCAATGTTATTAAAATCCCAAGTCTGTGTAAATTGAGCCCAATTCTGAGTTGTCATTAATATATCAACAACCTTAACAATCTTCCCCCCAACAACAGTTTTTAAATCGTCTTTAACAAAATCCAAAAACCCCCTATCCAAATCTTCATGTAAAATAGACTTAGGCAAGTAAGTTCCATCCTTGTTAATATCTTCAAGAAGTTGTTCTCTTCTTTCATAACCAATAGGAGGGTATGTAAGAGGTAAAGTTTTTTTAATTTTTGGTAAAGCCATTATTTTTCTTCATTATCATTACCACATTTATGACAAATATATGGGTCATTTCCTCCGTCAGATAAGTCCCAAGACCAACCACAATCACAAATTACCCGACCATCTTCTATTGATTTAACAATCATTTTCAATTGTTTTTTAGAAATAATAATTTTCATTTTATAATCCTCTAAATTCGTTTTCCATTACAGGAGATGCGTTTATTGTTCTATAAAATGGTTTATATCCTGCGTACGTGTGTTTGTTATCTGAAACAACACGACCATCATTATTAACTACATAATATCTTACTTGAGTTTCAGTTTCGTAATACCCAATATAATCACCATATTCAATGTCAATTTCCAATTCATCTAAATGTTTTTGATAAACCGAAATTCTAGCATTACCCGGCTCCATTTGATTAATCTTACTTGTTCCAAGAAATTTATTTTCAGGAGCAACAATTTGTAAAAAAGCTTTAAACTCAATAGGTGGTAAAAATTTAACACCATCAACGGAAGCTTCACCATATACATCATCAACATTTGTCTTCTGTTTGTCAATACGATATAGTACAAGAGTAAAGTTCATATCGCCTTCTAGCCATTCTCTTCCCATACTAATATCTAAACTATAATCTTCCGCACCGAAAAATTTACCTAACCTTGTTATTGGAACTATTCTATTTGACATATTGATAAATATTTCTTTTTTGATTATTATTATAGTTGTATAGTTAATTAAAATAATTTGACAACTTCTACAGGACATTTAAGTATTGAACAACAAGCAATATCTATTCTTGAAAATTATCAGGGGT